TCAAGTTCGAGTTCGAGTTCAGAGTCTGAAGATGAAGAAAATATTAGTTTATTAAAGGAATTATTAAAAACGTGTATAATTGATTCTAAAGTTGTAGTTGTTATTTACGATTGGGTGTCTAATACAGCATATTTAAAAACAGGTTTTACTATTTCGGAAAGTGGAGAACCTCTTGATATAAAATACAGGCCTGGGTTTACTAGTTTTATAGTATCGTCAAGGGCTCCACCTATTAAAAAGGAACTTGACGATTTTGTAAAATGTGAAGGAAATGATTTTGTATTAAAAAATCAAAAATTTATACCAGTTGGGTTTAATGCATATTGGTTGGGATTCAATGAAAAATATACGTATCCTACAAATGATCAAATTGAAGAAATGTTTATAGTAGCACATATTTTAGGAGCTACTGTTATTAGATCACATACACTTGGGTTTTCATCGGGTACATATAATTCATTAAGGCCATATAATAATTATATAAATTATCACGCTTGGGTACCAATAGATTATGCATTTTTGATGTCAAAAAAATACAATATACGTTTAATTTGTCCTTTAACGGATAGTTATAATTATTATCATGGAAATTATGGGGATTTCTGTAAAACAAGAGGTTTATCAAAAGAAGCTTTTTGGACAGATCTTAATGTACGCTCTGATTTTAAAGATTACATATCACAATGGCTTCATCACATTAATCCTTATACTGGAAAAGCAATCAAAGATTCACCTGAACTATGTATGATAGAATTAGGAAACGAATTAGGAAATATACGTCCTTATAATGGAAGTAAAACTATACCTACAAAAGAATGGATAAGCGACATCTCAGCTTATATTAAATCAATTGATAATAATCATCTTGTATTAAGTGGAACTGACGAAAAATTAGGGGAATGTGGAGAATTTGAAATCTCCACATTAGATTGTTATAGTAATCATTTTTACTGTAAAGATAATATGCGTCTTAAATCACAATCTGATTGTGCAAAACAAGTAAACAAACCTTATATTATTTCAGAATTCAATCCTCACTTTGATAAAAATTGGTTTATAAATATAGAATCTAATACTAATATAAAAGGTACAATTTTTTGGAATATGCATCCCCACGAATTAGGTTATAGTCGAGGACTACCTGTAGAACATAATGATGGATATACATTACATTATCCTGAAAATAGAGTCAAATTATTAATTATCTCAAATCATTTCAGGAGAATGCAAGGACTCCCTGAAATAACAGAATTATAAATATAAGAACGCGTTTTCACGTTTTACGGTTATCCTACTGTTACACATACACAGGATTTAGTACTTGTACTTGTAGTATCTGGAATTTGTATTGTAGTTGTTGTAGTTGTAGTTGTAGTTGTACTTGTAGTATCTGGAATTTGTATTGTTGTTGTAGTATCTGGAATTTGTATTGTAGTTGTAGTTATAGTTGTAGTTGTAGTTGTAGTTGTAGTATCTGGAATTTGTATTGTATTTGAATTTTCTTGAACTTCAGGTAGACCTTCTGGAATTTGACTAATTATACTCCAATCATTTAATGGACCATCAGCAAATGTATCTTTATATGTATTTAAAGGATTTGGTTGTAATTTAGTTCCACCTGTTAAAGTTCCATTTGTAGAACTTTTAACTGAACAACTAAAACAATTATTATAACTTTCTTGTTGAGCAAAATCGAGTGATGGAATCCAAGTCCAACTACATTTACCATTTATAACTTCAGGTAGACCTTCTGGAATTTGAAATGCAACACTACTCCAATCTAATTTTGGACAATCGTAAGCTATTGTAATAATAGTAAAATCATCAGTATCACCATTAGCAATAGATAAAGAACAACCTCCTCCACCGTGAAGTGCATTTCTATCATTATCACAAAATTGTGTAGCTTGTTCTTTGTTAGAACCAATAGGCGCTTCTCCGCAAATAATAGGAACATTTAATGTAGTCCCTGGTAATAATTCTAAAATAACTGCATTATCTTTTCTCGGATTTCCTTTACAAAACCAATTAATTGTGTCTGGTGTCATTGGGTTTTCTAATTCGTATAATGGTTTACCTCCATCCCATACAGATGGATTACTAAAAATTAAATGACTTGTAACTGTTTGTAAAAATAAAAATATCATTTTAATTATAATATTTTTTATATTTAAATCATTTTGTAGCGGTTATTTTTGTCTCTCAAATGTTTATTTAAATTATATTTTTGATTAAAACAAGATTTACAAAAGAAACAAGTACTATTTACATTATCTTCTTTCATTTGTAAATCTTGTTTTAATCAAAAATAAAAATCTAAAAATAAAAAAAAGTAAAAAAATCTATAAAAAAATTTTGTAACACTAAAAAAAAAAATTCCCCCCCAATTCCTGAAAATCATTCCAGAGGCATTTTCAAAGATGTTTAAAATATCGTTATAAATATGTAAAAATACATCTAAAATATTTTTTTATGGTTTGATTCTCAGGAATGACTTTTGAGACGATAAACCAAAAAATTACTGGAATGACTGATTTATATATAAATATGTTTTGAATATCTTAAAATTTAAAAACCATTCTGGTGTTTATATAGTAATTTATAAGCGGTTATAATCGAAAAATAAAAAGTTGAGAATAGATAAGTTATAGTATGATAGAAAGAGATTTTGAAAAATTATCATTGCGTAAATTTAAAATGAAAAATATTTTACCAGATGCGACCATACTTATCCTTGGAAGAAGGCGGAGCGGAAAGAGCTTTCTAACAAGAGATATTTTTTACCATCATAAAAATATACCATCTGGAGTTGTATTTTCTGGAACAGAAGAAGCTTCGCCATTTTTTGGGAATTTTATACCAGATTCGTTTATTCACTCAGAATACGACCCTGAACTGATGGAAAGTATAATGAATCATCAAAAAAAGAAAATAAGAGAAGCTAAAGCCGATGGATTATCTGAATCCGGAAAACATGCTAGTAATAATCTTTTTATAGTTTTAGATGATATGTTACACGATGCTCAAAATTGGAAAAAGGAAAAAACTATTAAAAGTATTTTTTTCAACGGTCGTCATTATAATTTTTTATTCATTTTAACAATGCAATACCCATTAGGTATTACTCCAGAATTACGTAGTAATATAGATTACGTTTTTATATTTAACGAACCTAGTCTTAAAAATAGACGAAAAATATACGATGATTACTGTGGGATGATACCAAGCTTTACGCACTTTTGCAACATATTAGATGCATGTACACAAGACCACGAATGTCTGGTCGTAAAAACGTCAACTAACAGTAATAATTTACGAGAACAAATTTTCTGGTATAAAGCAGATGCTCATCATAATTTTCAAGTAGGACATCCAAAATTATGGAAATATCATTCTTCTAATTACAATAAAAATTACGAAGATGTAGAACATAAAGACCAAGTAGAAGTGGATAAACTAAAAAAGAAATTTGCTAAAACACAAAAGCTTAAAGTCATTGTTTCAAGACAAGGTGATATTGTTGGTTATAAACAAGACGATTAAACATAATTTTACCGAAGAAAAAGAATATGCATTTAAAATAATAATTTTACTAAGGATGAAGACTATAAAATCACCATTCTCCCTTCGGAGAAAGGCCAAATAGCAGTTATATGTTAAATAGAAAAAAAATTCATATTGGAACCGGAATTAGAAGCGTGTAAAGCTTATAACAAAGTAGTTATACAATTAAATATTAATGGTTGTAATTATAAAATTAATAGTATAATAGATTATACTTGACAATTATATCATACCTACCATTTTTAATTTAAAAATAAAATATTATATTATAATATACTTTTACCAAATGAAAGAAATAATTGAAGAAAAAACCAAATTAATTGAAGAAAAAAACAAATTAATTGAAGAAAAAACCAAATTAATTGAAGAAAAAAACAAATTAATTGAAGAATTAACAAAAAAACCTGAAACTTATAAATACTCGAAGGAATACTCAAAGGAATACGGTATGTTACATCAATACGATGAAGGTAACAAAGTAAAATTCGAAAGATCATTTGGATTTATATATCTATAGTAATATTATATTCTACTTGACAATTATATCATACCTGCCATTTTTTAATAAACGATTTAATTTTCTAATAGTATATTTTCTTATATAATAATCAATCCACGAACTTCCGTATTTATAAGCATAATTATTATACTTAATTAAACTATCTATACATTTAGTTATACGTTTATCAATAGGTGCATTTAATTTTAAAATTATATTCTTTAAATCCGCATT